CGCGCTGAAAATAAAGGCTTATCACTGATGCTTGGGACATTATCTATCAGCCATTGGCCAAAGGTGCCGTCAATATTATGCGACTCTAAAATAGCCCCCGATTTATCGTAAATATCTAATTTTGACATAGTGATTTGTGGCTCATGTAGATGGTTCGTGATGCATTACGCTCGAATTTCTTTATCGGCTCTCTCATCGTTCCTCGCTGCTCTCCGGTATGTCGAACCATTTTACCCTCAACGACGCCAACATGCGTTATCAGTTTACCGTGGTACTGACAGGCTATCGCATAATTTCGCGGCCCCGTCTCTATGAAATTAGCTTCCACTGATCTAGCGGCCTTAGTCATTTCCCGTTTATTGCATGGTAATATTCCGTATTTTGGTAAATCGTCGGCACTTATTTCCGTTCTATCAATCAAGAATTCCCTTACAAAATCCCAACAATTATGATTTTGCGCGTACTTCCACACATCAAACTGATCAAGCATATTTAACCCCTGGGTATAAAGTTGGATAGTATCGATAGCGAGGGTAATAGGTGTCAGGTATCGGCGTGTAAGCTGCGACGAGTTGCGCCGATGTTGAATTGATCGAAGAACTAAGCACAGTAAAGATAAACGGTGAGCCAGCAGGGGCGCTAAGATCGCTCTCAAGGAATGGCCGTATCTTGCAAATAATTCGCTCTTGACCAGATCGATTTGCGGCCACCACTGCTTTTATTTCATTCCATACCAAATTTGATGTGTTATCGATGCCAATACTTATGGATTGGCTACCATCAGAATTTTTATCTGGTAAGCGCGTGGATATGCCAGATTTGGCAAATGTGACAATGCTGGAATCTTCTAGTGTTGCTGTAAGGTCGTAATTTGATTCTACGAGGCGCAACACGCCGCTAGTAAGCGCTGAATGAATAAACTCAACAGTTAGCAGTGGTGTTGCGGCATTGCTTGCGTATGCTTGCTCTAGTGCGTTTGTCATAATTCATTATCGTTAATGGCTTTGTCAGTAGCCTCCATTATACCATAAAGATTTTCAAACCCTGTTGCGGCATTAACTAGATCATAAATCAATCCGTCATCTGTAAAATCACGGTCACGCAAATAAAAACTATACGACACACCGAAGTAGTCAGGAGTCAGATAATTAACATCATACCGGCCATCAAGTATTTGTAGGTCACCAGTTCGCTCTACGTCATACGTCCAAAACGGCCCCGTAAATACATCGGCGCCATTGTCAAGATCATCAAGAACAAAATCTTCGAACTCAATCAATTGAGCGGCAGTAAGTTTAAGTGATACGGTGAATAGATCGTCACGATTCTTGAATAGTCTGCGTTTTCGACTATTCCGGCTTGCGTATTCAGTTCTGATTGAGTCGGGCTCACATGTCCAACCATAACCATTTTCTGTGTAATCAAAATCTGGGAACGTAGCCATTACCTAAACACCTCAATTTCGCACGTAACCACATGACGTCTAGTGTCACTCGATACCGAATAGCCGCCAGTTAACCGAATGTTTCCAGTATTTAACCCGCTTCCGTCTGCGTAAACGTCATTAAATTTTAGCGCACCATCATTACAAACTTCACGAATAAAGTATTCAAAATACGGTAACTCAGCAAGGCGCAAAACTCTAGTAGCCTGGGCTATCATTGTGAGCCTATGACCTCTTGACGCCTGACGCTTAAAGCCTCTTTGTGCCGTCCTTGTTTGACTTGGATTAATATCGTACGGATATTGTATCGACCAAGGCGGTAAATATTGCAATGAAGGTATAGTCATTATCTATTTCCCTTGGGCTGTGCGGTCGTGTTATTGAATATACCTTTCATCATGCCGCTGGATTTGTCGTTTGCCATTCTGATAACGATATCTTGAATTATTCGGCCTTGGTTATCGGTAGATTTATTATTAGTGACAACCTCGTTGCCTGTCCCTCCCTCAACTTTTATATTCGTTACCAGTGTGACGCCATCACCTCCACCTCTAGTTAAATCAGTGACCTTTTCGTTAGGATGAAGCATTGCAAGCATTCCGCCTTTGCCGTCCATCCCGCCACTTCTAGCGCCTGCCGGAGTCATCCCGCCACCCTCAAATGACGCAATAGCTTGACCAGCAACAACACCAGCGCCAGCGTACCCTAGTGTTCTAACGCCTATCGCCAAAGGAGGCCCAATGATAGGACCGTAAGCAAGCGCCTTTGCGGCCCCCTTCTCAGTGTTAACAATAATGTCGGCTACGGCTATAGCTTTATCAGCAATAAAGGCGGCTTTCTGTAATATCGTTCCCTCTCTCAATCCGTTCGCGAGTATAGATAGTGACGACGAAAAGAAACTCATCATTGACGCTTTCTTGCGCTCGTTTAGCGCCTCCTCTTGATCTGCTATTGCGTGCTTTCGTGCCATATCCTTCTGTAGGATTGCATCTATCTTTTCGCTTTTGTCTCGCTCTAAGTCGATTTCAAGTTGTGCCGCTTCATCTAGATAGTCAACATTTCGACGGCCAAAAGATCGAACGAAAGCAAGCCGCTCATTAAAGGTATCTTGAATTACTTGCGTTTGTGATCTAGCCGAATCTTGAAGTGAATAGAATTTCTTCTCTGCTGATGCCTGAATTAGATTCTCTTCTCTCGCCAACCTGTCAGCTAATTGAGATTCACTTCTGCCGCTATCGCTTCTATCGCCAAACGACGATACCGACGATGCACCACCGCCCTCTATGGCCTCTCTAATTCGCTCTAGTCGCTTTTCTGCCGACTCAGCGTTTCGGGTTATTCCTTCAAGCTCACTTCTGAATTCTCGGAAATCTTTGCCACCGCCATCCTTCATTGACAAGAATAGATTGTTGTATGAATCAGTTAATTGACGTGCTGATATTTTGCCGTTATTGAATGCGCGAACAATTGGAACAAAGCCAGATGACAAGCCATCTTGATCAAGTATCAAATCGACAATACTTTCTCTCGCTATCTCGATGGCATCGGTAGCCGTAAACATTGCCTCGGCTAATTGGGCGGCTGCGGCAGACTTGCTGATACCCTCAAGGCGTATTAACTCCTCATTAAAGTCATATAGCCCATCCTTCGATACTTTCAAAGTCTCATCGAGAGAATCAATAGCTGTATCAAGTAGGTCAACGCTATCCTCAGCATCGAATAAGCTTGTGATAAATGGACCGGCCACGGCTGCCGTAATCGCAACTATAGTACCAAGAACAGCGCCACCAGCACCAAACACACCAAAAAACTGGGGCGCCTGTTGTGTAAATGCCGTCATAGCGCTCTGGCCACTACCTACCTGAACGGCGAAATCTTGCACTTGATAAGATGCCACTTGCGTCGCGTTTTTCTGCACCTTAAAGGCTTGAGTCATTCGGCCTAGCGAGCTTGTTGCTTTAGGTACTGACTTTGACGTTCTATCATACTGCTTTATTGCAGCGTCTAGAGCCATCTTGTCTTTGTCGGCTGCCGTAGCGTTTTCTTTGAATGATTTAGTGAGGTCGTCAACAGCGGCCTCAGTCTTTGGCGCTGTTGAGTTGATTTTACCAAGGTCTGAAGTGACCTCTTTTAGGTCGCTAGAGTCTGCGGTAAATCTTAGGTCGGCTGTTTCAGTCGTCATCTTTGGCGCCCCATGCGGAAGGTGTTCTTCTCAGTTTATCGAGCCCCATTATAGCCTCCACCTCCCAAGGTTCCAAAGTATTACCTGTAAGGCTTATCATTGCTTGTATTTCTGTGTAATTGACCGATGACATATTGGTGAATGTGTCCCATGCATTACCGGCTTCCTTCGGCATTTCTGGGCCAAACATTCCTTTGGGTGGTGGCAGTCCTAGCTTCTTATGAGTCTTTGCTACCTGCTTCAGGTTGTCTAGCCGGCTAACTTTCTGGCCTTCTTCGCATGAGTGAATAAAGAACGTCCACTCTGCGAATTTCATTAAGCCATCAATTAGCCTTTGGTAAAATTTTGGTATTCAGCCAAATATTTAGCTGATTGAGTGGCGATACTTGGAGACGATCTAAGCAGCTCTTTGAGAGCGCCTTTGCTAAATTCTGCATCCTTCCCTTTATTTGTAATGCCTCGCCATCCGATAGCCACCGACGCCAAAAAGTCAATATTAACCTCAAAGTCATCAACCGGAGTCTCGTCCTTCATTGCCTTTACATACGTCGACGTTTGGCGCTTGAATTGCTTTCTATACTCGATAGAATCGGGGCCAAAAAACCGAATGAACACATCAGTCTTTTCACCCGTGTTTGGGTTTATTACCTGCATTTCAGCCCCTTCAGTATGAGCTTGAATTGTCGATAGTTCGTTAAGATCCATAAATTACGCCGCCGTTCTGGTTAATACTATTTGGGAGTCGCTTGCAACATCGAATAGAGCTGTAAAATCAAGTGCAACAGTTACCGGCCCCTCTCCACTCACATCTGGATTCCCGCCTGTATATTTTATGTTTGGCAGATTGACCAATAAGGTATTGCCGTCAACATCTTCAAGCGTTACTGATATGGATGAGGAGGTATCATTAAGGAATTTCTCATATAATGCCTTCGACTCATAATAAGCCGTCACAGTACCAGTTACGCGGGATTTTGCGGCAACAGATTCAATACCCGTGGTCTGCATTAATGCAAACGCCGATTCGTATCCATTTGCAAGATTGATATCAAGCCCCGTAACAATGGCAGTGCCTCCACCACCCTCTGTAATTGAGCCAGTGAACGAGTTAAACGGGGTATTGGTGCTTGCCGTATTATCGGTCGATCCAGCCACCTGTGTTGTAAGGTTGGCGCTATCAATATCCTTGCCCATCATTCCAAAAGTTAACGCAACGTTAGCGTTTGGCTGGATGCTGATGGCCAAAGTATTGACTTTTTCGCCAGTGAATCGATGGTACTCATCCGTACCAATATTAAACCGCTTTTCAAACGTGAATGAACGCTCAACAGTCCCAACCTTAAGAACGTCAGCCGTCCACGTACCACCCAAGGCTGCCTCTAGTAACGCATCAAAAGCGCCATACTCTAGCCTTGATCCAATATCACCATTAGCCTCTCGCGTGCCAGTAACGAGCCCCTTCACTTGTCGGTTTGCCGTTAAGCAATCATCCTCTATCGTTTCCTTTGCGATACCAATAGAACATGTGTTGTAACAAATTGGCGTCCACGTTGGCGTTGCCGGAGTGACACCCCAAACCGTTTCAGCAATGTAAAATAATGATGTTTGTGCGCCTGTTGCAAATGCCATGATTAAACCCTCGCGGCTGTAAATGATCGCCAGCGTATTGACACTGGCACTACATAAAAATTATTGTCGTTCTGTCCTGCCCCTTGCGATATAGAAAGTATGTCCACATTCGCGTCATCATTCGTTAGTGTCAGCCCGTAAAAGTGGTTCGCTATCTCATCCGGTATTATTGATGGGCCTGTATTATCCGGGATATAAACACTAACTTGATAGATTCCATTGTACAGATCTTTACCTAAGTTTCCCATGCAAGCCTTTACCGTCTCAGCAGGCAAAAAGAATTCTTTGACATAACCTTCATTGGCGTCAAAGTTTTTTAG